CGCGTGCCATCGTACAGGCGCAGCTTGGCGCCATTGCCAGCAAACGTCGTAATCGCATCGAGCTGCGCGTTGCGCAGCCCTGCGTTGTAGCCAGTCGTCATGTTGAATCCTTGAGTGTGCAGCCCATGCGCTCGGCAACAAGCGCCAGAAGCTGGTCATCTGTTTTGCCGACGACGTCGGCGGAGAAAATCGCTATTTGCCCGCGCGCGCAGGGTACTGTGCAGATCACTGCGTCCGGGTCCCGCGCTCAGGCGCGGATGTCGGCAAGCCAGAAGGCCGCGTTTGCTACCGGCTCGTCCATATGTCGTTGAGCAGCGCCAGCGTATTGATCGATGCCGGCACCTTCGCTGCAGTCGCTGCCAAACCCATGCCGGCTTCGCCGTAGCCCTTGTGGCGCAGCGTGCTGTATGCCGTCGTCGCCTCCATCAGACGCGTTGCGATTGCATCGAGCTTGGCCGGGTCGGACGGCTTGACGCCCCACGCACCGTCGCCTAAGACAGCGCGCAGGATCTCTTCTTTGAAGATTCGCGCGCTCATGTCAGCGGCGGGGATTGCGGAGCCATTCACGGTCCCGCTCGATTTGCACGAGGATCATCAGCCAGGTGCGCTCGGCTTTGACAGACATCTGCATTGACTGACCCTCAGAATAAAAAATGCCGCCGGTGCATTGCTGCGACAGGCGGCGAAGTCCAAAACCAGGGATGGTTGGAGGAGACTGGTTGTGGCGGCCGGGATCTCCCAGCCCTGCGCGGGATGCGCTTGACCACAGGTTGACGACCTCTAGGTTTGCTCCTTGCCGGTCTGTTCTATGGCTGGCGGCATCAGCCAGCCCATCCGAAAAGTCGTCAGCTTGTGGCCACTGGCTTACGACCAGTGAGGCGTCCGGTTACAGCGTCCGGCGTCGAAGCGCGCGGCTTGTGGCGGCGCCCGACTGAGAAAATGGATTGTGCGTGGGTCGTAGGCTCATTGATTCGTTAAGGGATCGCCAGCCCCAAGCTACCCGCTGCCCTATAAAGTGGCTAATTGCACGGTAAGCCGACTTCACAATCAGCTAGGAGGATGCTCGTCCCAGCTGGCCTCTTGCGAGGGCTTCAAGTCCCATTGAGGGTACTCGGTACTACTAACGTTCGAAGCGCGTCAGGCTGTCCACGGCATCGATAACGCGATCAGCGAGACAAATCACGAATCGGCATGAGACGTACAGCCCGGCCGCGCCGAAAACGGCCAGCGCCAAAATGTCGGATGGTGCCATTGCGAACTCCAATTAGGGCTGGTTATAGGCCAGTGCGCAGTTCCATTCCTGCCCGCTGCGCTTCATGAAGCGGCGAACAGCTTTTGAAACACCGAGCTTGCCAGCGAGATAGCGTTTGCGCTGGATTCGTTCGGCCTGCTCGCGGGTCTTGACCATTCGATCTCCGGAAATGAAAAAGCCCGCTTACCTCTCGGCGCGGGCTTCGATTATTCGGTTACATCACACATTTCGTATAGGCGAGCGCAGGCGACTCTTGGGGGGCTTGCACTGCTATCAGTCTCGGATATCGGTGTCAGCTTGGCGCTGTCTAGTACGAGTCCGAGAGAAATGTGTGTTGAGGGTTCTAATGATGCTGATTGCTCGAGCTCGTGTCAACAGGCGCGTTCAATTTATTCGCGCCGCAGTTCATCGGGCACCAAGTAGCCGTAGACGCTACCTACTATCGTACGGCACAGCGCCTCCAAGTGGCTGTCACCGCAGCTACTGCCGACCCGGCCTCTGTAGGTGATGTCGGCAAACACCGTTTTGCCGGTTGAGTCACCGTGCGCGGTGAAGGTGGGGTTCTGTTCATCGATCAGGGGCCCGCCGTGCGACCAGTCGCTCGAGGGCGCGAAGCGTTCACGACCACGCGCTGTCGTACGCACACAGATCATGCTGTCGGTACGCGGCACCTGTTCGATCGACAGTTCGGCGGCCGGGACGCCAATGGCACGAGCGGTCCAGTAGTCGAGCAGGGCGCCGGTCAGCTTGTCGGACCTATCAGCCATCACGCCTCCCTCCGCAGCTTCACGCTCGCCACGCCGGCGTGTACCTGCTCCAGCGCCAGCAGCTCGTCGGACATCTGTCGCGCCAGTTCGATCTCGTAGGCTGACAGCTTGCACTCGGGTGTGCTGACGATCTGCGCGATCTTGGTCCCCTTGCAGGCCGGGCAGATCATCGTTACGCCCGCCTCGCGCTTGCTGCCGGTACCGGTGCACACCGGGCAGTTGCTGGCCAAGTAGTGCGCCAGCGAGACCTGGGCGACCTTCTCGACCATGCGCGGGAACAGGTGGCCGATCTTGGGCCAGTCGGCCTGCTTGATCCATTGACGCGCCCGAGCCTTCTTCTCGACGATCGCGCGCCATTCGCGCTCGAGCTGCACCATCGAGTGCGCGTCGCCTTCGAAGCAGCGCTTCATCGCATTGCCGTACTTGACCCGGTGCAGCAGCGAGCCGATGTCGCGCGCGTAGCGGTCCGCCAGCCCGGAGGCTTGGAGCACTTCGACCTGGTGGTGCACGGCGTCATCCGTCAGGTCGTTCGATCCGCATGCGTGAAGGTGGCGTTCGGCAAAGCTCATGTGGCGCGCTGGTCTCCGTTGAGTCGTGTGGAATGTACCACACGAGCACCCGATGACAGTGCAATGTGGTAACGGGTGTTGGCGGCGTTGTTAACCGCCAACATCCCTCGCGAGCTACGCCGCTTTCTGCATCTGCTCGTACATGCGCCCCACGTCGTCCATCGCGCCACTCGCGTGCAACTGCTTGACGCGGTTGACCGCGCGCCCCAGCTCCGCCTGGGTGCACAGCCGGAGCTGAGCGCGATACATCGCCAGCGCCTCGTCGATCGCAGCCAGCTCGGCGCCGTAGCAAGTGGCCGAGCCCTTGCCGATCATCCGGAAGGCGATCGAGCGCAACGCCTGCTGTCCGGCGAGGATTTGCGGGAGCAAGTTCGAGCCGATCTGCAGCTTGGCCAGCTCCTCGGCGATGTTCAGCGCCTGGCAGACCACGTTCCAGTCCTCGCGCGCGGCCCTGCCCTGCTTGAGCAGCAGGACTGCGGCGTCGACGGGCCGCACCGTCGCCTGCTGCGATGCGAGCGGAAGGGTGTGTACGCCGGCGATTGCCCAGCTGATCGGGTCAGTCTGGACGTGGCGTGGCCGGTACGACTTTTGGCGTTTCGACTTCTGCTTGCTCATGCCGCCCTCCGGAAGCTTGGCCAGCTGAACGCGCAGACGTAGGCGTTTTCGTGCAGGCGGTCAGCAACGCGGTCGCCGACGAAGCGCGCGAGCGTGTCGAAGGCCTGGTTGGTGATGACGACGACCGGCTTTTCCGCGTTGTAGCGGCGGTTGATGATCTCGGTGAGGAGCAAGTTCGCGTTCTCGCTCGAGCGCTTGGCGTCGATCTCGTCGATGATCAGAACGTCGTACTGCGCAAAGCGGGCGATCTCGGTTTCCTCGCTCTTCCCCTCGGTGCCGTAGGTCGCCTGGACCTCGCTGACGATGGTCTGGGCGGTCGCGTAGCGCACCGACAGACCGAGCTTGTCGATCAGCGCCACCGCCAGCTCGCAGGCCAGCAGCGTCTTGCCGGTGCCGACACCGCCGACCAGCGCCAGCACCGTCCAGCGCAAGCGCTGCGCGATCTGGTCGCGAAAGGCTTTGACCGTGCCGCGCGCGACCTTCTGGTCCGGCGTCACGGCTGCAAACTTCTGGTCCCGGTACTTCTGCGGGATTGCCGCGACCGAATGCAGGTGGGTCGATCGCTCCACCTTCCATCGCTCGTCCCGCTCAGCCTTGAGCGTGCTGTCCATGCACTTCGGGCAGTACCACGCGTGGCCAGGGCGGACGTAGACCTCGCGCCGCCCGTGCTCGCCACAGTCTCCGGCGAGCAGTTCGAGGTTAGCGCACGGGAGCATCGCGCCGATGTGTTGCAGCGTTTCCGTTGTCATAACTCGATGTCTCCTTCCGGGATCACGATGCCGTGGCGGGCAATCGTCTGCTCGGCGGCCGCGAGATCGCCGCTGCGGTCGATGCCGTCGAAGTTGAACTTGAGGTTGCCGACAGGCGCGACGGTCGTCTTCGCCGCCTTGCGCACCAGGTCGGCCACGATCTTGCTCAGGTAGCCGACCGAGATAGGCTCACCCGGCTTGCGCATCTTCGCCATGTCCGCCGCCTCGGCGATGTAGCGCATGTCGACGCCCTGGGTCGCCCAGGCCTGCACGTCTGGGTGCACCGAATTCGCGTTGATGCCCATGCGCCTCAGGGCAGTCGATATCTGGATCGCAGGGTCCTCCGCGGCGCGCTCCATCGTCTGCAGCACGTGCGATTCGGCGCCGGTCGTCGCTGGCGGCGTCCCCGCCGTGGCGGGCGTGGTGGCGCTCGTATTTTCCTGTTCTTGTTCTTGCTCCTGTTCTTGTTCTTGGCTTCGAAGGGGCTTGTAAGGGGCTTGCAAGGGGCTTTCGAAAACGCGCCTTTTGGACATGTGAAATGCCTTGGCGTATTTATCGTAAAACGCTGATAAATAAGGGTTTTTCAGCAGGTTGTCATACTCGTTCTGGATGCCCTTGCAGCGGTTATCCCGGGGTTCGAGCGAGTCGGCAATCTGGAACCTTGCCATCTCATACACCCAGACCATCTGCGAGTCGTCGTCGTAGGCACAGAACCCCGCTTCGATGGCGCTTCGAAGCCCCTTCGAAGCCCCTTCCAAGCCAAGCCCGGTTTCATCGGCGATGGTGCCGATCGAGAGGTAATACAAGCCGAGCATGTTGGCGGTCGGCGCCGTCATCAGGTACATACCGACGACGACCGCCTCGGGGCCGGCGCGGCGCAACGCCTTGCCGGTGGCCCCGATCCAGAACTTCGGGCCGACCTTCGCATAGTCACGCATCTACGACTCCTTTCACGCCGCTTGCTGCAAGGCGTCTGCCGCCTCGAAGTCGAACAGCGTCGGCACCGACAGCTCGCGGTCCATCGCGCGGCAGTAATGCACCTGGTCAGCGAAATACGCAGGGTTCAACTCGGACCCCATACCATAGCGCCCCAGCTTCATCGCGCGCACCGGTACCGTGCCGAGGCCGCAGAACGGGTCATAGACGACGTCTCCCGGGTTGCTGTATCGCTGGATCAGGCGGTCAACGATATCGATCTGGAACGGGCATACATGCTTCTCGACTGCACGGGCCGACTGCTCGCCGTTCAGGGTCTTCATTCGCACCACGTCGTGCCAGACCATGGGATCGTGGCTGCCGGGAGCCAGGCTCATATAGTCGGCCGGCAGCGTCTTGTTGGCCAGCATGGCTTCGCCTACAGCGACGTGGTACTCGTAGTTGTAGACGTTCTCCAGTGACAGCTGCGTGAACAACTTGGCCAGCTTGCCGGGCCCGTAGCCAGCCAGCTCCGGGGCCGACAGTAGGCGGTCGCCGCTCGAGCGCCAGAACGCATGCGCGTCGATCTGCCAGCGCGCCACGCTGTATCCGGTGCCGGGAACCGGCGGCAACTTACGTTCGAAATCGACCCTGGCGCCGTCGTCGTCCAGGCACAGCGGCTTGGCCTTAGTCACCGGGACGTCGGCGTAACCGCGGCTGCGGTCTGACTGTGGCTTATGGAACAACAGGATGTACTCGGGCGAGCCGACGCCCATCTTGGTACCGTCCTTGCACACTTCCGAATATCCAAGCCGGTAGGTCTGGTTGTTCTCGCGAACCACGTCGGTCACCACGGTGATCATGCCCATGTAGTCGAAGCCATGCTTGCGGCCGTGGAAGATCGCCTCGGCATGGAACGGGCTCACAGTCGGGATGCCGGCGCCAGTCACGTTGCCGAAGTTGATCCGGTCCTTCACGTGGCAGGCGTAGATGCGGCCGGGCTGCAGGATCCGGTACAGCTGCGGCGTCAGGTAGTCCATCTGGGCCCAGAAGTGGTCGTTGTCCTGCGTGTGACCGAAGTCGTTGTAGCTCGGCGTGTATTCGTAGTGGTTGGCGAACGGGATCGAGGTGACGATCAGGCCGACAGAGTTGTCAGGCTGCTCGATCGCCTCCAACACGCAATCGTTATTGGCGACGCTGAAGCGCTCGCCGTGCGCGATCTGACGCTCGACGCCGATCGTGCGCGCCAACGAGTTCTGCATCGACAGCTGGTCTAGGCCGTAGGTGCGGATGATCTCTGCCATCTTGGCCTGCATGGCCTCGTGCTGCCGCCACTTCTTTTGCAGCTCGACCAGCACGGCGCGCTCAACCTCGGTATGGATAATGTCAATCCGGACCGGATGCTGCTGCTGAAAGCGCTGGATACGGTGGATCGCCTGGATGAAGTCGTTGAACTTGAACCCGATGCCAGCGAAGATCGCGCGGTGGCAGTGTCGCTGGAAGTTGCATCCGCTGCCGGCGATGATCGGCTTGGTCGAGAGGTACTTGATCTTCCCGTCGCTGAAATCCGCAATGCGCTGCTCGCGCTCGTCCAGGTCCTGCGTGCCCCACACGCTAACCGCCGCTGGAATCGTCTGCTGGATCGCGTGGCGCTCATCCTCGAGGTCGTGCCAGATCAGAAAGTGGTCTTCCTGATCGTCGGCGATGATCTCCGCCACCTTAGCGACACGACCAGGCAGGCTGTCGCGCTTCTCGCCTGCCGCGGCGGACAGTCCCATCGCGACGTTCGGGATTAACAGGCCTTGACCGTTCTTCTCGGCGCCGGCGGCATCGTAGTTACTCAGGACCTCGTGGTAGCGCACGTCCAACGGCGGCAGCACGTAGCCCTCGTCCGAGTGCCCCAGGTCACTCGGCTTCTGGATGAAGCACGCCCAGCTGGCCACCCACAGCCAGAACTCTTGCTCCTTATGCGGGTACAGCGTCAGGTTGCCTGCCTTCTCGCTATCACGCTGGAAGAAACGCGTCAGCGCTTGGCCGGTGTCCATCACACCGAGGAAGCCGGCGTAGTGGATCAGTTCCTTAAAGCGGTTCGGGCTGGGGGTGGCGGTGAACACGAATTTGAATTCGATGCCATCGAACAGCGGCATAAATTCCTGGTACGTCTTACTGCCGAAGCTACGGAGGACGCTCGCTTCGTCCAGAGCGACCGCACGGAAGCGGCTGACGTCGAGCTTACCGTCGCGCACGCTCTCGTAGTTGGTCATGTAGATCACGACATCGTCAACGATCTCGGCCGTCGACCGGATAAAGCGCAGCTGCAGTGCGCACTCGCCAGTGAAGCGCTCGGCCGCCTCGCGCACGAACTCCTGGCGTACGCCAAGCGGCAGGACGATCAGGCGTAGGCCCGGACGGTGAATGCCAATCTGGCGCATGATCTCGAGGTTGGTCGCGGTCTTGTGCAGCCCGAACGATGCGAACACCGCACGTTGACCGCCGGCGAGAGCCCAGCGAACGATGTCGCGCGTATGGGGTTTCAGGCCAGGATTGATCTGTGCGAGCGGGACATCGAATCCCCGAGTCGGCGCCAGCTTGATCTTGTTTTTAAGAAACTCGTGGTAGTCGGCTAAAATGTTGGAAGCCACTTCAAATCTCCCTGGTGAAGGATTAGTTGTTGGTCAGGGACGCTTTCCGATGGCAGTCGGGCTGCGTCCCGCTTGGGTTTATGTCAACGCTGAGAACCACGTCTGCGGCCGGGCCTTCGCCTGCAAAACAGTCGCATCGGCCTGTTTGAGCCTGATGTGGCGGATGTACCGCGGATCTTCCTTGCCGCCCGCCTGCGCCTTGGCGATCGCATGCTTGATGCGCCGACGGTACTTGCGCTTGTGGTCCGCGTTCGTGCGCGCGGCCAGCGTGCACGGGACATCCTCGCCCGGACCGGCGACGATGATCGGCTGGAAGGCTCCGGGGCCGACTGGTCGTTTCCAGCGGCCGGTGTGGCACAACTCGTTCTTCTTCATCGCCCGGACGCGGCTCTTGAGCGTGTTGGAGCTCACGCCAAGCTTGTTTGCCAGCGCGTCAAACGTTGCCGGCAGCAGCATCAGGATCTCCATTGCCTGGACATCGCCGACCGCTGGCTGGCAGCGCGGGCACTTGGTTTCGCCGCGGCGAATGCTCGGCGCCGCAGCGTTCAAAGTAAGGCCGCAGCTGCAGCTGACTCGCCAACGCGCGCAGCCGCTGGCAGTTGTGCCGTCTCGCGCGACGGTCGTGAGGTTCACATGCGGCGAAACTGGTGGTTTGGCCGTAAGTTGTCCTGGTTTGCTCATGGCTGGCTCGCTTTCACGGCGTGGGATTCGACGTTTCGAGCGCGGTGATGGCCACGGCAAGCGCCGGCCAAGCGTGGCTGCTGACGCCGTACAGCGGTCCCGGTTTGGCCTTGGTGCCGATCTGCGGCGTCTTGCCTCCACCGACGCACGGGAACAGGTCCAGCAGCGCCTGGCGAATGTTGGCGTCCCTCGCCCGGGGATTGCCGCACAGGTGCAGCTTCACATTCTGGCGGTAGACCAGTTCGACGGCGTGGGGCGCGTGCCAGGCCTGCGTGAAGCGGCCGATCCAGACGCAGGTCTCGAACACCTCGCGCCCAACAGCCATGCCGTACGATGCGATCATCTCGATCGCGAGGCGGTGGCCGCTGGCGCAGTGGTGGTCCCACTGCACGTACTTGAGCATCTCGTCGTTCGGCATGACGCCGGCGGCGACGACAGCGCTGCCGTCATATAAGCACCAGCCGGACTGCGCCGGGCCCGGGTCGATGGCGAGGATCGTCATTCGATCAGTCCTTTCTGCCTAAGAATGGCGTGGGTCAGCATCCGCGCGTGGCGGAAGGTGGCGAGCAGGCCTTCGTGCGAGAGCCAGGCGGGGCGCGGACGGCGCCCGTCTAGCACGTCGTGGCAGCTCGAGCAGCCGAAGCAGGCCTCGGTGTCCGGCGCCTTCAGGCCCATCCCTTTGCCGTCAGCAAGCGAATTGGAATGGCACAGAACAGTCGACGCCGGGTCGCGATTGCAGACGCCGGGGATCGTCAGCGTGCAGTCCTGCCCGCGCGCTGCACGTCGAATCGGCGTCATCTTCGGCCGCGTCGGCTTGCGCAACCTGGTCACCTTCGGTAACCGCGACTCCTCTGATTGGCGCTTCGCCTTCGCCAGCAAGCCGGTCGACTTCGTGGCCAGCTTGCCGACGCGGTTCATCGGGGTGCGGCGCTGCAGGGGCTTGCCCTGCTTAAGTTGTGTCGAGCGCTTCAACGGTTCACGCCTTAGTTTGAAATGACGGCGCCGGGCGGATCGACCAGGCCGGGATGTCAGTGCGGGTGCCGCGCGTGTTCGGTATGTATTCCCTGCGCAGCGGCGGGCGATGCATCAGATTGACCTGGCGCGGGGCGGCCACCTTCGGGCACGGCGCCGGCGGCGCGTCGCCCGCCTCCTCTGCGTAGTGGTTGCGGGCGAAGTCGGTCAGGTCAATCAGTCCATCATCGGTCCGGCGCAGCCAGCAGGTGTCGAAGGCGCGATTGAGCGCATCCAGGCGGCGCGAAGGTACGAGGCCGAAGCTGCCGAGGCTGAACACCTCCTGCTCGGTCTTCGGGCCGGTTTCGTAGATCGCCTTGCCGGCGATGTAGCTGCCCTGCTGCTTGTTGATTGGGATGCGCGGGCGGCATGCGGAAATGCGAGTCATGCTGCTTCCAGTATCAGTTGTTGCGGCCTTATCGACCGTTTGAGGTGAGGTGCATTGGCGTGAAATACAGCCAATGCGAATCCACGGGGCGTAGCACTTCGAATGTTGGCGCGCTCCGGACCGGGTGGGCACTTGTGGATGCGATCGTCCGGCGGGCCAAGCGTCTCGTCGCGCTGCGGGGGCGGCATTACAAAATCGTTGCCCGTCCAGAGGCACGTGGTCTTGGTGTAGTTGTCGTCCGAGTAGAACCCGGTGTAGTCGTCTGGGCTGAACGTGTGCGTAGCCTTGCCAAATATGCTGCTGAACACACTGACCGGGTTCTCGAAGAACCAAGGCGCTCCGGACAGCATGCCGACCATGCGGCATTGTTCGGCCACCAGCGCTGCTTTTGCCTGAAAGTGTTTGTCTTGCGCCGCCTTGGAGGCGAACCAGCGCGAACCTGAGACCGCTACGTCGGTGCAAGGCGGGAATCCGGCCACGAATACCACGCGCTCGGCACGAATGATCTCGCCGAGTCGATTGGCAGCGCCAAGGATCGTATTCGAGATGCGCTCTACCCCCCCCTCGATCTTTGTCACCGGATGTTGCGGGTCAACCAATACAACCCGGTAACCAGCATCGAGCCACGGCTGCGGCATGCTCATGGTGAGATTGCAAAGGAAAATTGCGACGCCACGGCTCATGCGCGAGCCTCCATCGACCGGCTCGCAAAGAACGCCGGCGGCAGTGCCCACGGATCTGGCGCCACCGGCTCGGAGCGGACACGGATCGCGTAATACGCGTCGTGGCGCAGCACGTGGAAGTGCCGACGTGGATCGCTCGGCAGCTTCTGGGGCTGTGGCTCCGGCGTCACCACCTTTGCCAGGAACGACTCGATCACCCGCTCCTCGGCCGCGAGCGCGAACACGGGCGCACCAACAGCACCCGGCACGGCCGCCGGCAAACGGCGCGCGAGCGAGACTACGTTTGCCGCCTCGAGCACTTCGAAGTGGCGGCGCGCGGACCTGGAGCTCACGCCGAGCAGCCCGGCCGCAGCGCTGACCACCATCTCCCCAGTGCGCATTGCATCGATTAGGCGGCGCAGGTTGGCAATACGGCTTTCCGTGCGAGTCATGCCGCACCCCACTTTTCTGCCGCGATCGCCGCAAACAGCGCCAGCACGTCACGGTAATGCTCGCTACTCGCGCAGAGCTCTGGATGGTCGCGCTCTTCCGCCAGGTATTTCGATGCGAACGCAGTGACTGCGCTAAGCAGCTGGGACGACGCCGGCGGCGTCGAATAGATCGGGTGCGCCCACGGGCCAAACGGTTCTGACGTGACGCAGACGACGCCAGCCCCGCCCCTTTTCAGATTGTCGATGGCGCCGCGGCGCACGTAGCCGAGCGGCCCGTGCTCGTCGATCTCAGCAAGTACGCCGGACAGGTGCGCGACGCATTCGTGCAGTTCGACGTCGCCTTCCGCCACGGTTTGCTGCGGGAGCCTGGCCAGGTACTGGCGCGCCAGATCGGTTGCCGCTCGCTTCGCCGGGAAGAGCTCGACCTGCTGGCGCAGGAAAGCCGGGAGATCGTTCGCGCTCATGCCGGCACCTTCGGGCTTTGGCCTGCGGTAGTCTGCGCGCGCTCGATCGCGCGCTGCGCCTGGTGCCATGTGAGTCCGCTCAGCGCGATGCGCAGGTATGTGGAACGTGCCACAAGCCCCGCCGAGGGACTGGGTTGCGGTGGTATTCTTTTCATCGTGTTCTCCCTGGTGTTGGATCGAAGGGCCTCGTGGCAGCGAGGCTCCTTCTACTTCTGCTGCTGTTGGTGCAGTTCTTCGTACTTCTTCTTGCTCATCACGTGTCCTGGTTCTGCCGGCAGTGGCGCCCCATCGGGCCGCACCCCGCTCACGCAGCCACTCTGGCCAAGGTCGACGCGTCGACCGGGCGGTACTTGTCGCGGCGGTCGCCCATCAGGTTGCGCAGGTCGCGGATGCTCATGCCCGTCACTTCGTGCATGCGGATCAGCAGCGAGGCGCCGACCGGAAGACGGTAGTGACGTACCTTGCTGATCACCGGCGGTGCGACTTCGAGCTTGCGCGCCAGCGCGGCGTCGTTCTTCAGCTGCAGCTTTCCAATCAGTTCGTCGAGCAGGTGGTTCGGGTTGTAACCATTGGTTGCAGTAGCTGTCGTCATGTCAGTCTCCGAAATTGATGAATGGTTAAATTGCGAATCTGCGGACCGCGCGGGCGCGAAGCCTGGCCGACTTGCTGCTGGAGAGCTGGCCGCCGTAGCTGAAGTCCTGAACCCAGGCATAGCCGGCGAGGGCAGCGTGCTGCTCGCCTGACCAGTACCAGTCCGACTTGAACTCGCGCTGCAGGTTGGCGAACAGCAGCGCCTGTTCGCGGCGCGTCGGCAGCCCGCCGCCAGCCTTTGCAGCGAATTTCTTCGCCTCTTCCCACGTCACCGAGCCCGCCTCTCCCGGCAACAGAATCAGATGGTGGTCGGGCTGGCCCTCCACGCCGAGAAGCAGACCGGCATAGATTTCGCCCTGTTTCAGGTTTTCTTTCATCCACTCCGCCTTTGCGGTAGCTGCGCTGCTCATTGACATATCTTCGATCTCCTTCTTGGTCTTGATTAAGGTTGTGGACTTCCCTGGTGGTACTGTGTAATTAATGGGGAGCGCTCTTGGTGCGCACCGCGCAAAACAAACGGTCAGCCGACCGAGCGCAGTTTTGCCACGGCCGACCTGCCGGCGCGAGCGATGATGCTGCGGATGTCGCGCGCCGCGCGGCGGCTTGCCTCTTCGGCCTCCTCGACCTCGCGAAGCGCGGTCTGGAGTACCTCAACTGGTGCGTCCGCGCGCACGTCGGCCAGCGCAACGACTGCCTCGCTGCTCTCCTTGGCGACAGACTTCAGGTCATCCCTGGGATCGATCGCCGCGTCGTCGGGCAGCTCGTCAGCGATACGGGCCGCGACACCGAGTGGACGGAGAATTTGGTTCAGCACGTGAAGGCGACGGTTCTCCGGCAGCGCTGCGAGCATCGTCGGCAGCATGTTGGAGCCGAGCAGGTTGTTATCCTTGTTGACGTCATCGAGCCAGCGGTTAATGCGCTCGCAGTGCGCCTTAGCCTGGGTGAAAGCATCTTTGCTGCCCGAGTCAAATTCGACTCCCGTCAAGCGATCAGCGCCAATCGAAACGTGCGCATCGACGATGTGCAGCGCCAGGGCTTCGCGGCTCCAACCCTGCTCACGCCGGAAGGCCTCGAACTCGTCGCGAAGGATTCCGATGACCGTCTTGCTGTGTGCTTCGTTCCACATGACTTTTTCCTTTTTGAAATCTAATCTGGCAACACTCATCAATTACTGCTGGAGATCTGCGTGCCGACTGCCCTCACCATCCCTGCTTGCTTGCGCCGCACGCTACTCCTGTTGACACAGCACAAAGCCCTATTGCGCGATGCTGGATACGCTTTGCGGTCTGCGCCGGCCTCGATTCGGCGACTCTTTGGTGGCCAGCTCTGGCCAAATCGTTTGCCAAACTTCGGGAAACATCTCGCGCCGGGTCACCATGCCGCCGGTCTTGAGCTCGATCGAGGCACCGAATCGAATAGGAATCGGTCGTTCTCCGGTTGACCACTTGTAGACGTCGGGCGGATGGGCGCCAATGGCCTTCGCAAGCTTTGTCAGCCGGCCGCGCTCTTCGGAGAGGTATTGGGAAAGGTTCATGCGCTCAGTTTAGCCTAAGGCTAAAGTCTTGCGCAAGAAAAAGTTTAGCCTTCTGCTGATATCGCTTTTTAGCTAATTGCTAAATAATATTGGGATGAAAACAATTGACCAGATACGACGCGACAACCTGCAGGCCCTCGTTGATGAGTACGGGTCGGCCGCCGCAGTTGTGAGTGCGATCGGGTGTAGCGCTTCGCAGTTCAGCCAGTGGCTAAATGCATCACAAAACAGCGGCACGGGGAAGCCGCGAGGAATCGCCACGGCATCATGCCGTCGGATCGAGAAGGCGACAAACAAGCCGGTCGGCTGGATGGATAAGGAGCATCCAGCAGGCCAAGCCGGGGCTCAGCTGGCGGTGATTACTCCGCCTGAGCGCGAAACCAGAATGATCCTGGCATACGATGACGAAATAGCCCTTCTTGACCTTTACCGCCGATCAGACGAACGCGGGAAGCGGGAAATATTCAACTCAGGCCGCATCGAGGCTGATCGGACTAGTGCTGAAGTTGCTTCGCACAAGCGATAGACGCACCGGCTGCTTGACCTCGGGGTAATCAACTGACGTCAGAATTGCGCGAGCGAGCGTCGTACTTCTTCCGCGCTCGTCTGATGCCCTGTAAGCCGCCAGCAGTTGCTCCTCTTCCGCGTTCTCCGTCATCATTACCATATCTTAACGAGCCTTGCGCAAAACACAATGTACATGGTAGGAATCCTCCTACAAAGAATCCCCGCAACACCGCAATTTACCACCTCGCAGCCGGCATAAAAATCACAAATTTCCACACATTCATCTATATGATGCCACCAACATGGTGGCACTTCCACCCCTGGAAGTCTCGGCAAGTGAAAAAATAGGGCGATGCCGAATCCGCCCAGAAGAACAAAAAGTCAAGACGAATACGCCAAACTCACCGTGCGACTTCCGCGTGACCTTTACGAACACCTATCGCGGGAAGCATCGCGCCATGGGCAGTCGCTCAACGCCCATATAGTCACCAGGCTGCGTGAGAACGAACTCGGCCAGATCCGCTCCGAACTTGATGACGTCAATTCCACTCTTCGTAAAATCCTTGATGCGGTAACTTGATCATTTAGTTACATTCGGAATAAATTTCCGTCGAAAATTACATTATAGAAATCTGCTCCGAGGCGATATTTACAGACTGTTTCACCTCGATGCAACAGCTGTCGCTCAGCAGCCACAAGCGACGCACTCTCTGGCTAAGACCGCCCGGGCGATCAGCTGTCTTGCGCGCTAATCCCCTCCCTACTACCTCGCCACGAAACGACCTTCGCCGCAACGGTACTCCCCTCAGTGCTTTCCACATTACAACTAGATCGCGTCAATATATGTCGTGCATCTGTATTGAACACTGACGTAAGCTGAACTCCAGACTTGGGAGCAGCCACATCTCACCCAGCCACTGCTACTCCTCACCTAATTGCCACCGCGCTTAGGACGTGCCCTCTACTTCAATTTTCACACTTTAGCCTGAAGCTAAATTTATTGTTGACTCGAAGTTTAGCCTTAGGCTAATATGAGTAAACAACGCGGCAATCACACCAGTGGAGGCAGCCATGCAATCGAATCACCCGTCGAAGCACGCCGTGAGGGAATACATGGCCAAGCGCCATCGGGAAAGGACGCCGCCGCCATCGCCGGAACAAATCAGGCGCGAGCTGTGCTGGCACCTGGTAGAGGCGGAGCGTCAGGTAAATAGGATGACGAGGAAATGAGCGCGGAACGAATCGACCCGAACAGCCGGGAATACCTGCAGCAGCTGTTAAAAGCAGAGGCCGAACTGGCAGAGGCCAAAGGCTACTACAAGGTGCGGCTGCCGGGCATCGAGTCGATGACGAGGCTTACCCCGCTCTACCCGACCAGGCGGGATGCGACCGGCGGGTTCAGCCCTCATTCGCTACCGCGATGGCGACGCGAGTGGCACGACGGCGGCAAGCTGATTGGCGAATGCCGGTTGAGCTTGGCGTATGGAGAAACTGCGATCACCGCGTTCACAGCAACCGGCAGGCATTGCGGAATCGCCAAGTGGGCCGAGCATCCGACCAAAGACAACGCGATTCTCTCCGCGATCGTCGAGGCGGCGACGTCGTATTTCAAGGCGCTGCGCGAAGCGGAGAACAACGAGAGGAGCAAGGCATGAGATACCTAATCACGGCGAAGTACGAGAACGGCGCGACGCAGCGCTATGTAGGCATCGGCGACCGAGATGCGCTGATGGACGCCATCTACGACGACGGTGCCCTGATTCTCAGCTTCATGCCGCTGCCGTGATCCGCACGATCGCTCAAGCGCTGGTCATTACCTTCGGGCTCCTGCTTCTCTGCGCCGAGGCTGATCGCATGGATTCTCAACCCCAACCTGTCGAGGTGTCGCAATGAGGCTCTATCTCTGTTTCGGGTGCATGACGATTCTCGCACTCCTGGTCGTGATATCCCAGGGCGATACGGTCACCGACTACGCACGATGCCAGGGGCAGACCGCGTATGCGCAAGCACGTCCTGTGACTTGGCCGGATCTCGAGCGCCTGCCCGTGCGTTGGCCGCAATGAGCTTTCTGAGCCAAGTTGTGCGGAACCGGAGATGCGGGCTCTGGTGGCGCCATGCAGTCAAGGCCGCAGTGCTGAATAAGCAGATTTCAAAACTCAGGGAGAGACAACAATGAAAGCAGTTGAAGCAGGCATTTTGCGGGTCGCGGTGCTTGGAGCTGGCGCAGTCCTTCCGAATGCGTATTCGACCGGGATCGTGACGACCGTCGATCGGGAAGCGGAGCGTACCCGGCTGCAGGGCTGCGCCGACCGCCTTCTGAAAGATGCTCGCGAGTCCGGAATTCGCGGGTGCGCGTCGATTGCCGGCGGCGTGATCGAGATGATCGAGATCGCGGGGCCGGACGACAACGAGATCATCGGGCTGGTCGCCCAGTGCTACGACATGACGCCGGCCGAGGCAATCGAGCGCCTTGCATCGATCGATTTCGCACGAGCTCGCGCCGAACTGGCGTAAGCGACTCGGCAAGAATAACCACAACACCAAGGACAACGATGTTTTTCCAGAACCTCCAGCTTTATCGCGTGCCCGCGCCTTGGGCATTCACTCCCGAACAACTCGATGAATCGCTCAAGCAACAGCGCTTTGCTCCAGCCGGCAGTAACGAACTGCTGCGCATGGGCTGGGATTCGCCGCGGAAGAACGGCCAGCTCGTGCACGTCGTCAACAAGCAGATGCTGCTGGTGCTCGGCACCGAGAAGAAGCTGCTGCCGAGCTCGGTGATCAACCAGGTCGCGAAGGCGAAGGCGGCCGAACTGGAAGAGCAGCAGGGCTTCCCGCCGGGCAAGAAGGCGATGAAGGAACTGAAGGAGCGCGTGGCCGACGAGCTGCTGCCGCGCGCATTCTCGATCCGCGGCAACGTTTGGGTCTGGATCGATCCGGTCAACGGCTGGCTGGTGGTCGATGCGGCCAGCCCGGCCAAGGCGGACGACGTGATCAAGCTGCTGCTCAAGGCGGTGGACCGCATGCCGCTGGAATCGCTGCGCGTGCAGCGATCGCCGGTGGCGGTGATGACCGGCTGGCTGGAATCGGACGAGGCGCCGTACGGCTTCACGATCGACCAGGACGCGAAGCTGCGCTCCGCCGGCGAAAGCAAGGCCGAGATTGGCTACAAGCGCCATACCCTCGAGGCGGATGACATGCGCCGCCACATCGCAGCCGGCAAACAGTGCACTCGTCTGGCGCTGACCTGGAACAGCCGCATCTCTTTCGTGCTGACCGACAGCCTCGCGCTCAAGGTTGTCAAGCCGCTCGACGTCATCCGCGAGAGCGCGGCAACCCCGTACAGCGATGACGAACGCTTCGACAACGACTTCGTGCTGATGACCGGCGAATACGCCAGGATGCTCGCAGATCTGGTCGATGCGATGGGCGGGGAGGCGAAGGCGTGACGAAGCAGGAAACCGAGGCGGAGCGCCTGGAGCGGTTGGACCGTGAAGCCAGCCGCGTCTACCGGGCGCAGCGCTTCTCGGGCGGGAAGACATCCAAGCGGTACCGACTCGATATGGAAGAAGTATCCCGTCCGACCGCTGCAGCACCGCCAAAAGGCGCAACTGGTAACGACATCAAGCAGTAATTTTAAGCAGATTAACACTCACAACAAGGAGAAAACGTGAACACCCAGGTCCAGAACACCCTGCCGGAGATCGGCTCTTCACTGGAAGGCGGCTTTTACGCCGGCCGGATCCAGATCGATGGCATTCTCTATGCGCTGATCGTCGCGCCGAAGGTGGAAGGCGAACGGGATGGCGTCGCGTGGCTCGAATCCGAGCAGCGCGTCGCTGATGCCAACAGCTACAACAACGGCATGCTGAACACGCGCGCCATGCTCGAAGCCGGAAGCGAGGTGGCTCAATGGGCACACGGCCTGGCTATCGGCGGCTACACCGACTGGTATATCCCGAGCCAGGACGAACTCGAGATCATCTATCGCAATCTGAAGCCAACCGCAGAGACTAACTCGCTGTACGGCCGAAGTGGCGTGAATATCTCGGCGCCCCCGCCTACCTTCGCCTACAACCGCGAACTGCCGGCCAAGACGACGGCTGAAGGTTTTGCTGCGGGCGGCGAGCATGCCTTTGCTGACGAATGGTACTGGTCGTCCACGCAGAACGCTGCCTACGACGACTTTGCCTGGGGTCAGCTCTTCGTCATCGGCAACCAGGGCTACATCCCCAAGTCGGCCAGGCGTCGCGCCCGCGCGGTCCGCAGATTAACCATTCAGTAATTTAGTCCTTTCTCAGCATGGCACTCCACACCAACCTGCCGATCTACAAGGTCGCCTACGATCTCCTGGTGCTCGTCGCTAACCTGTCGAAGAACATGCCGCGCGACTTCAAGGCATCAATCGGCGGCAAGCTTCGCGACGAGACCGTCGAGATCGTGACCTTGATCTTTCGCGCCAACGTGGCGCGTGAGAAGGCTCGCCATCTAGATGCGCTGATCGAGCGCGTGCAGGTGGCTGAACTGCTGCTGCGGGTGGCGCGCGACATGCGCCTCATCGCGGTGAAGCAGTATGCCAGCGCGATCGAGCTGACTACCAGCGTCAGCAAGCAGGCCAATGGATGGCGCCGTTCCGCAATGCCGCCCGCTTCATGATGGTCAAGGCCACCATGACTGTGCGAACTTTTAATCTGGTCGTGCCGCTGGCTCACGAGGCCACCGCCATGCGCACCGCAGATACCACTCGACAGTGTTCGGGCAGGTCCGGCGCAGTTTCCCCGCTGATCGGCCGCTGCGGCCTTCGGTGGGGCGATGTAGATAGCACGAATAACCGCAGCACGCTGCCAACGACGACTATGCCTGGAATCAGAACTTCAACAACGGCAACCAGAACTACAACAACAAGTCGGCCAGGCTTCGCGCCCGCGCGGTCCGCAGGTTATCCCGGCCGCCACCATGCTGATTTTTCTTTCGAGGAGCTGGTCCTAGCCTATCTGGACTGCCGCCAGACGAAGCGCACATCTGCCAGCGCCATAGCGTTTGAACAGGACCAGGAGCGCAATCTGGCGCGGCTGCACGACGAGCTGCTTGATGGCACCTACCATCCGGGCCGGTCGATCTGCTTCGTCATCACCCGCCCAAAAGCGCGCGAAGTCTGGGCGGCGGACTTCCGTGACCGTATCGTGCACCACCTGCTCTACAACCGCATCGCGCCGCGTTTTCACGCCTCGTTCATCGCTGATACCTGCGCATGCATCCCGGGCCGCGGCACGTTGTATGCGGCACGGCGCCTCGAGTCGAAGATTCGCGCAGCCTCCGGAAACTGGAGCAAGCCTCTGTGGTACCTGAAGTGCGATCTAGCCAACTTCTTCGTCACGATCGACAAGCGTGTTTTATGGAAGCTTATCGCGGTCCGTGTGACCGAGCCCTGGTGGCTGTGGCTCGCTGGAGTGGTCCTGTTCCACGACCCGCGGCAAGACTTTGAAATGCGCGGCGATCGACGCCTGCTCGAGCGTGTGCCGGCGCACAAGCGGCTGGCCAGCCAGCCGAGCCATCTTGGCCTTCCAATCGGGAACTTGTCGTCGCAGTTCTTCGCCAACATCTACCTCGACGTGCTCGACCAGTACGCGAAGCACAGGATCGGGGCGCGCCACTACGTGCGCTACGTCGACGACTTCGTGCTGCTGCACGGGTCGCCGCGGTGGCTGAACGAAGCGCTGGCCAAGATTAACAAATTCTTGCCGGCGAAGCTGGGCGCGCGCCTCAACCCCACCAAGACGGTCCTGCAGCCGGTCGACCGCGGCGTCGACTTCGTCGGACAGCTGATCAAGCCATGGCATATGAGAACCAGGCGCCGCACGGTGCGTCAGGCCATCACGCGCGTGCGCACGATGGATGCGGACAACGTGCACTCAGCGGCTAACAGCTACTTCGGGCTGCTGCGCCAGGCATCCCACAGCCACGTCGACCGGGCGGCGCTGGCAAGAGCGGTGCTCCGGCGCGCGCATGCCGTCGACGGCGGCCTGACCAAGACCTATCGGAGGTCCAAATGAAAGAAGTGCCATCCAGGCCGGCTGTGCTCGACGCCCTGCTAAACCCCGAAGCTTACCTGCACCAGGCGCGGCTTCTCTGGCTTCTCTCCGCCGGCCGTCCAGTTCTTCACGATGGAAGCAACAAATATATCCATACGGTCACCGCGCAGCAGGCTGGCGGAGCGATTGAAATGGCCGTGTACTTTTCGGGTGATCCAACACCCGTCGATAGCTCGCTGATTCAACTGAAGACAATAACGAATGAAAGGGATGAGGATGAATAAAAATACTGAAGACGGCGCCTGCCATGACCGGGCGCGCAAGGTGGGCGCCGCGAAGGGCGGCAATGGAGAAGACTTCGACCACGACGAGTCGTATCAGGTATGGCGCGGCGCACCGCAAGAGCGGGCGGCAGTGCCGGAAGGGCTGGTGCTCATGCCGAAGGCGCTCACGGCCGAGAACGGCGCGAAATCAGTATTAGTAGGCGAGTTCAAGGAAACGTTGCGCCTTGGCTGCCCCGACTGCGATCCTGACGGCGAAAGCTGCGACACATGCGGCGATGCTGGCGAGGTGGCGCACGAAGTAACTATCAGCTGGGACACGATCAAGCGCATCTACGCGCTGGCCGTCGAGCGCCTCGCCGCCCCTGCTCCAGCAGTCGCGCAGGAAGACGAACGGCAAGCCGGCCGCGACCTGAACAACACTCCCTGCCCGAAGTGCGGCCGGCGCATTGGGGTTCACACGCAGGTGGATTGGGAAGAGTGCTTTGGCGTCAAGACACCTCCAGATGAGGAAGAGGAGGGCGAGCAGGTCGCGCCTGATGATGGAATGTTCTCGTCGGACTGGAAAGACGGCTACTCAGTCGGGTTCCAGGCCGCGAAAAAGCTATCCTCTCCTGCCGCCGCCAGCTCCGAGAGCGTCGATACGCCGGAACTGCGCCGCTTGCTCTACGCGTTGTCTTGCACAACAGGCGCGGAGAACAAGGAGATCGAGCGTCGCGTCATCGCCCACATCGAATCCCTGATCGCTGCGCGGGTAGCTGGCGCACAGGCCGCGCCATCCGATGTATTGGTAACGGCTCGTGATGCAATCAACGGGCTGTTGCGGCAATTCACTGGTACGCCTTCGTCCTTGAAGGACAGTACCGCGCGTGCTCAGGGCCATGCCGCGATCAAGGAAATTGACGCCGCGATGGGGGCACAGGCCGCGCCTGATGCGGTGCGCGATGCGGCGCTGGCCTTTGCCGACCACATCATCAACGGCATGTTCGAGGGTGGGGACTGGCGCGGCGAGAACGTACAGGAACTGGCAATCAAGTATGGCCTGCTCAAGCAGCAGACGATGGAGAAGCCATGCGGCGAAGATGGGGCCTGTCAATGCGCGCAAAACGTGCCGTTCTTCCCGGCCGTCTGCTATCGCAAGACCTACATGGATGCGCTCAAGCGCGCCGCCAGCACCCCGGCAGACGACAGCCAGCCCGCTGTGGGCGCGGGAGGTCAATTGTGAACCAGGCAACCGAACATCAGGTGCACCTGCTGCACCACACGCTGGGCGTGACACCGCAACGCCGCGCTCCGTACCGCAACCACTTCGTCGCCAGCCGCGGCCACGACGACCTGCTCGACCTGAAGGCGCTCGAAGCGGCAGGGCTGATGGCACGAAGCCGGACGCCGAAGTTCTGCGACCCCGACGACATGGTGTTCCATGTCACCGACGCGGGCCGGGATTTCGCCCTGGAAAACCTGCCGCAGCCGCCGAAGCGAACCCGGTACGAGGAATACCTGGACGCGGACACTGGTCACAGCTTCGTTGAATTCCTGGGCATCAACCCGCCGCGTGTGGAGTGGAACCGCGAATGGGGCAACGCGAGCCGATACCGCTATGTGCGCCTGGACTGGCGCTACCGGCAGGAAGTCATCGGCGAGTGGAAGCCTAGCAAGAAAGAGGCAAAAGCCAGCTACAAGGCGGCCCTGAAAAAACACAACGATGAGGCGCGCGCATGGCAGAGAGCACCCGCCCAGCAGGCAGACGACAGCCAGAAAGGCGGTGCAGTATGAGTCGGAACATGGTCGCGGTTTTCGCAATCGTCGCAATAGCGCTCATCTCAGTCACGACCGTAATGAACTTGAACTGGTCGAAGGCCAACGCCGAGAACAACGCGTTCGCTAAGGACTGCAACGACCGTGGTGGTATCGCTCGTTTTGATATAGACGCCCGGCAGTGCATTGGCGCGCACCGCGCACCCTCTCAGGACAGCCAGAAAGTCGGCGGCAAATGAACGCGCACCAGCGCCGAGTCGCCCGCCGCAAGGACCGCCACTATTGGGACGAGTCGCCATCGTATGCCGACCTGTATGCCAGTGACGGCGACTGCTTTAGCGATGACGACGAGCGCGAAGCATGCACGGCGTGCGACGGCGATGGCCGCGATCCAATGACTGATTACTTGCTGCCGTGCGAGGTGTGCGGCGGCGATGGATATTTCGATTAAGGACAACCATGACCGACAAGAGCACCACCGCAGGCATCGACCTGGACAAGCTGACGCGATACGACCACCAAGGCTGCGTCATGGCTCCCGATGCGACCGGCGATTACTTCCTCGTTGCCGACGTGCGCGAACTGCTTTCCGCGCCGCGCGTGAGCGAACAGGCGGACGAGCGGGCGCTATGGGAAAAATGGGCGGAACACGAGGCCCGAGTGGCATACCGCTCGGAGAAGCATGGTCTCGTGTTCTATGACGCCGGGACGAAGACCGCATCATGGGTTGCATGGCAGGCCCGCGCGGCCCTCACCCAGCAAGCCGCGCCCGAAGCGCCTGCCGACAAGCCCGCTGGCCTTATCGTAGCAACTTCGGTAACGGATGATTCGATTGTCGTCATCGTCAGCATGAAGCAGGGCGACGTAACGACCGTACTGTACTCAAGGAACCATTCACTCAACGGTGAATCTCTTGGGACGGCACTGCTCGCCGCCGCATCCCCTGCGGCCACCACGGCAAGCGCGAGCGGTAACAGCTTCCGCGATCACCTGCAAAGGTGCAGCGACGAGGTTGCGACGTGGCCCGACTGGAAGCGCGCCCCAGCACCCAGCCATGAGGCTGCGCCGCTGGACGATGGTTTCCTGTACATGTGCGCAATCGAGGCTGCTTACCCGATACCGAACAATCCTCACAATTCGGTCGTGCAGCGCGCGATGGACAGCCGGATTGCATTCAGGAAGGGCTGGGACGCTGCGCGCGATGCCGTCGCCCAGCAGGGCGCAGGACAGGCAGCGCAGGCTGGGGCGGATGAGACGAAGGATGCGGCGCGGTATCGCTGGCTGCGTGACAAGAGCGAGCCGGGAATCTGCGCGTTTTACTTGTCGGTGGGCCAGGCTTTCAAAGGTGTGAAGTTCGCGCGTGAGACTGTGGATGAAGCCATCGACGCCGCCATGTCCGCCGCTACGGCAAGCCAGAAGGGAGAGCAGGCATGAAAGAGCGCCGGATCCTTTTCAGTGCCCCGATGGTGCGCGCGCTGCTCGACGGCACCAAAACGCAAACGCGGCGCGTGGTGAAAGACCTTCCGCCGTGGGAGATAACCGAAATCTGCCACGATGCCGGCGGAACGGGGAAGTGGATGCCGAATGGCCCCTCTCCAAGTGGCAAGGGAATGGCGGCCGGGCATTGGAGACATTGCCCCTACGGCCGGTCCGGCGACCGCCTGTGGGTGCGCGAGTCCTTCGTCGCCTTCGGCCGCTGGGAGACCCGTTACAGCGAGAAGAAGCAGCGCGACGAGTGGCACTTCGTGGACTTGACGCTGGAGACCGACCAAGCCTATCGATTCGACGGCGCGGATCCTGATGCTCGCCGCCGTACTGGCGCGGCGCCGACCTGGCACAGCCGCCCGTCGCTGTTCATGCCGCGCGCGGCCAGCCGCATCCTGCTCGACGTCGTCAGCGTGCGCGTCGAGCGGCTGCAGGACATCAGCCACGAGGATGCGGAGTGTGAAGGCGTGAAGTGCAATTACTCGGCTTTGGGCTTTCGCGACCACTACCGGCACCTTTGGGAGAGTATCAACGGCCCTAGCAGCTGGGACGCCAACCCATGGGTGTGGGTGGTCGAATTCAAGCGGGTGCAGCCATGATTGACCGCCGCGCATCCGCAAGCCAGCATCTGGCCGCCGGCGCGTACCTGCAGCTGCTGTTAAGGATGGGCGTGCGGGTGCGGCCTTGGACAATCAGGCCGTCCAGCGAATTGGAGAGCAATGTAATCGCAGCAAGGAGCGAATGACGATGGCGGGGACCGGTTACCTAAGCGCCGATGAACTGGCGGAGCTGATCGACTGCAGACCCAATCAGCGCAGTAAAATGATTTCATGGTTGACCACAAACCGCTGGCGGTTTGAGGTTGCATCGAGCGGACTGCCGCGGGTCGCCCGGGCGTACCATGACAGGAAGATGGGCATCACAGAGGAAAAATCGCAGGCCAAGTATGCCGAAACACCAAACCTCAGCGCCTTCACGTAAGGAGCGCACCGGGATCGATCGGCTTTACAAGCGAGTCGGCAAGCGCAAGGTCTCGTTCTATTATCAGCATCCGGACGGTACCAGCGAGACGCTTGCCACCGCAACCTTGGGGGATCGCCAGGCCACCATCGAGGCCGAGCGAACCGCCAAGCGCAAAGCGCTTGATATCCAGCAGGGCGTAATCGTCGCAGGGTCCGTCGCGGATCTTATCGATCGGTTCAGGACGGACGAAGACCCTCATCACTACCGTGACCAGTCCAAGGACGGCATCGCCGTACGCCGCGGAGTTTACGAAAACCTCATCAGGTTTTTCGGACAGATGCACCCCACGGCGCTAAAGACGATTCATGGTTATCAATACGTTGAGGCTAGAGCCAAGGCCGGTGCCCCGGTCAAGGCGTGGAAGGAGCTCTACGCTTTCTCCACGATCTGTAAGAAAGCTATCCGCTGGGGCGTCATGGAGCACAACCCATTTACGGATATGGACACCGACCCCCACGATAAGGACGTTCGGACGGTAGAGCGCTCGCAGGTCGTGAGGTTCTATCTCTGGAGCCGCCGCCAAGACAATCGGAATGCGCGCTTGATGGGATGCCTTGCGATGTTCACCTACCTGACGGGCTTCCGTGCTGCAGAGGTTCGCCCGCTGCTAAAGACTGCCGTCACGAAACAAGGGGTTGCGGTCGAGGGGGCGAAGCGCAAAAAAGGAGAGGCGCCAGTCCTGAAACTCCGAGAGTGGACGCCGCGGCTACGTTTGGTGGTTGCACGTATCGAACAGGCTCAGGTACATATGGCGCAGATGCCAGCAGAAGTCGTGCAAACTCTGGCGCAAATTACGGTTAAGATCGCCTCTGGGATGTCAGCCAAGTCCGCTGTAAAAGAAGCCGGGATGAAGGAGTCCACCTATTACTATTGGCTCAAGCGGGCCAAGAAAGATGAGCGCGTGAAGCCAACCGAGTCGACCTACCTATTCCCGGCAAAGGGCGGAAAATGCTACACGAAAAGCGGACTGTTTTCGACCTGGCAGGATGTGATGCTTGACTACGTGCGCTCGCTCGACGCTGGCGTGACAGCGGATAAGTTGGTTGAGCACCGGGACTATTACTCTCCGCTTGACATTCGCCCCGCCGCGATCACTGCCAAACTCGAGAGCCGCGACGCCGACGCCTACGATTTCGCGGCCCACGCCAATCCCGCGACCACGCACAGGCACTACGACCGGCGCAAGGTCAAAAAGGCGAAGGCAACGGAATAAAGACGCGCGAAAATTTTCCAACGGATGCCTTGAAACCCGCATGGCTGGCACTGTTTTGTAGCGTATCCGTTGGAACGAAAAATCGGTAAGTGACTGAATAATCTATGAAAAACCACACCTCAATGCTGGATTGTGATTCCTGTCGTCGTGGGTTCGAGTCCCATCAGCCACCCCAAAATTCCCAGTAAATTCAGGTAGTTATAACAGGCCACTGGTTTCAGCATCTGAAATTTACAACGCAAACGGCGATTTTCCAACGAGCGCCACACAAATGAGCCGCAGATAAGCGGCTTTTTTGTTGCCTCAACTTATCCGCTCCTGCTTCCTTCTAGCACCACCGCCCGCCATTCCTGCACATACCCAGCGTCGTCGGTGCCCTTCTCGTAGCCGCGGAACAGCATGCCATTGCCGTGCATCGTCACCAGTTTGGCATCGTACAGGCTCTGGATGATCGGCTTGCGCTGCTGCTCGTCCTCGATGGCCGCTAGACTCAGCTCCAGAATGCCGGCCACCGCGGCCAGGCGCATATCGCCGGTCGTGCCCGGGTCGTTTTGGATGTCATGGTCGCTGCGGCGCTTGCCGCGCTCGCGGAGGCGGGTGATGGTGGCGTACATGGGCGCGAGTGTAGCACTGTTGACCCAGCTCACCCTGAACCCACCACCCAATAGCGCTTGATCACGGGATGCCGAAGGGTTCCTCCGTGCGTCCATTCTGTGAACGCTACTCGTGCACGCAACAGCGGCCGGACCCAATACACGCCCCGCTCCCGCCCGGTCGCGCCGGGGACTGGCGGCGGCGTCGGGATATGGCTGAACGCCGCCAGCAATTCGCGCCGCTGGCCGTCGCTCAGGCCCGAGCCGACCGAGCCGACATAGCGCAGTCCATCGTCAGCGCCAGGCATGGCCAGCAGCAGCGAGCCAACGCCGGCGCGGGTGCGCGTGTAGCCGACGATGACAAATTCATCTACCAGGCCGCATTTGAGCTTGATCCAGCTCCGGGTGCGCCTGGATGCATAGTGCGAGTCGCGGAGCTTTCCGACGATCCCTTCCAGCCCAAGGTCGCAAGCTGCGCGCAGCATGTCTGCCGGGTCACCAGCAAGGGGGGGCGCTGTAGCGAACCACGCGCTGGTTGACCTTTGGGAGCGCCAGCTCGAGCAGTCGGCGCCGATCCTCCAGCGCCACCGCACGCAGGTCATGCCCGAAGAGGTACGGACAATCGAACAGGTAGTAGGTGATCCGCTCGCTTTTACGCGCGTCGATCGACTGCTGCAGCTGGCCAAAATCCGGCAGCCCGCGATCGTCCAAAACGACAATCTCGCCGTCGTACCAGCCCGGCGGAAGACAAAGCCTCGCGATTGCGCGGCGCAGGCATTCCAGCTCGCTGGTCCAGTTGTGACCTCTGCGGGTGAACAGCTTGATGCTGATTCCCTCTACGCGCGCGAGCAAGCGGTAGCCGTCGTACTTCGCCTCCCATATCCACTCTTCCGGTACCATGGGCGGCTCATGCACGAGCGTGACTAGTTGCGGCGCCAGCCGGGCTGGTAGCGGCGCGGCAACGGCGGACGGCGGCATCGGCGGGACTCGGGGCATGGTCGCTCCTGATCAACCCCAAGCGTACTCCTATCGGCAATCGAAACCGCCGTTTATCGCCTCAGTCGGCCTTCCCGCACTGCTTTCGCTCGACCTTGTCCTTCGCCTTGGCGTCGGCGCGGGTCTGCCATTGCAGGTTGGGCAGGTCGTCGAGCACCAGGCGCTGAGTCTCGGTCTTCGCGCAGGCCAAGGCAATCTTGTGGTCGACCACATAACCGGCACAAATCCCAGAGGTGCGGCCGGTGGCCGGGCATGGGACGGTGGCACGGAAAAGCCGGATGATTTTAGGGTTGCGCTTGAGCCTCCCGAAGTCATCTCTGGCCGGCGCCTGCGCGTGGGCGAGGACCGGCAACAGGAGCAAGACAAGTAGCTTCATGCGCGCATTCTAGAAGCCCGTCCCGTCGCCCCTTTTGCGAACACGCAGTTCGCTTGACGTGCCGCCGAGCTCGCCTTGACGGTTAACAAGTTGGCGTAAACACAAGCATGCGAGGATGCCTCATCACATTACGGAGGCAACATGGCAGCAGATTTCTACCTGCAGATCGAAGGCATCAAGGGCGAGTCGTCGGACTCGAAGCACGCCGGCTGGATCGAATGCATGTCGGTCAACTGGGATATCCGGCAACCAAAATCGGCCACGGCTTCGACCGGCGGTGGTCACACCGCTGAGCGCGCCGAGCTCAGCGACATCAGCATAGCCAAGCTGGTTGACCTGTCCTCGCCCATCCTGGCGCAGCATTGCGCGATGGGGAAGACGATCCCGAAGGCGAAGCTGGAAATGCAACGCGCTGACGGGCAGGGGCAGCCGATAAAGTATTTCGAGGTCGAGCTCGAGAACGTACTAATCTCGCACATCGCGCCGAGCTTCGACGGCGGTGGGCAGCCAATGGAGAATTTGGGCTTGAAGTTCTCGAAGGTACGCTGGCGCTACACGCAGCAAAAGGTGGGCGGCGGCGCTAGCGGCAACACGGCCGGTGGCTGGGATCTGGCCACGAACAGGTTTGCATGATGCGCGCGCTCATTCTTTTGGCGCTCGCGCTGCCGGCTTACGCCGCGCCGGTCGGGACCCATCCATTCCCGTGGATGACCGGCGAGCAGCTACTGCGCAAGCTGGACCGACCGGCGAGCCAGATCGACGCTGCGGCGACATCAGCCTACCTGCAGGGCGTGATGGACGCCACCGCTGACCGTGAATGGTGCTACAGCGCGACCAAACCCGGTACCAACCAGGTGCAGCCGGTGCTGACGGACAAGCTGCGCGCGCTGCCACCGGCGCAGGTGCGCCAGAGCGCGGCGGTGCTGGCGGTGCAGGCGTGGCGAGAGAAGTGGCCTTGCACTGCGGGGTGCTGCCATGCATAGACCACTCTATGCTGTCCTGCGAAGCAAGTATCCCGACAGGCGCTCCGTCAGCGCCGAGGAAATCTACCGGTGGATCGGCTACCCGCCCGAGTACGCGAGCGACGCGCGCTGGGCGAATACCTGCGCGGTCCGGATGAGCCTCGCACTAGTGCGCTGCGGGGTGCCGGTGCCGGGACGGCTGCGCGTGCTGGCCGGCGAGTGCAAGGGCAAGCTGCTCGAGCCGGGGCAGGCGAACCTTTCGCACATGCTGGTGCGCCTGTGGGGCGCGCCGGAAAAGTACCAAGGTGGCCCGGCGGCGATTAAGGGCATCGGCAGCCGGCGCGGCGTGATCAGCTTCTACCGCCTCTGGAACCCGAGGGACCCGCAAGGGCATATCGACATGGTGGCACCGTGGGGTATCAACGACCTGGCATGTGAGGAGGACTGCTACTGGCTGTCGTCGGAGGTGTGGTTCTGGCCGCTGAAGTAGCTGCGCATGATTGACTAGGATCAGGCAAGAAGCGCCGGACCGCACTATCGTAGCCGGATGACTCCGCGGACGAACCAGGCCGACGCCATGCTGATCGATCTTGCCGTGATCCTGCTGCCGCTGGTCGGGCCGCTGGAGGCGGCGCGCATGCTGGTCGACCGAGCGATCCCGCTGCGCCTTGCAGTACGCGCGCTGGCCAGCAGCAGGCGCCGCGCCATCTACGCGGACATGTTCCAGCCGTCGATGCCGGCCTGACGCATGCGCGACTCGTCCTCGCGCCGGGTGTACATCAGCACGGCGCCGCACGGCTGACCGCACTTGCACATCAACTGCAGCGTGTGAACGCCCGCCCGCTTGGCCTTCACGAAGCGCGGGGCCTTGCCGCAGGAGCACGGGCGCACCATCGGTTTCTGTGCACTCATGCAGCCTCCAGCATCTCGGGAGTGACGGTGTTGCGGCATACCTGGCCAAATTCGCTG